AAAAGGACGCCCCACAACCTTGAAATCGGTTTGGCTAGTATAGGTTGCAAATGGGACGCTTTGGTGTAGGGGCTAATAATAGACTAGGCACAGTCTATGCGCATAGATCGTCGCCTTGGCTTAATCCAGAGTTTACTAGAGCTGAGGCTGTTATTGCATTCATCGAGTCTCTACCTATTACTAAAGGCCGATTAGCTGGGGAAAAGATGCGATTACTGCCAAATCAGTGGCAGTTTATTCAGGATGTGTATGGGGAAAAAGAACCTCGCATTGCGGTTTTCTCCGAACCACGCGGCAACGGAAAGACGGGGTTATTGGCGGGGTTGATGCTCTGCCACTTGTTCGGGCCGGAATGCGAGGCGCGCGGGGCATGCTACTCGGCAGCCATCAACCGGCAGCAGGCGGCAATCATCTTTGAAGAGTGTTGCGCCATCATCGAGCAGGTCGAGGAGTTCGCCGTGCGGGCTAACATGCGCCGCTGGCACAAAATCATCGAGGTGACCGATGGCCCCGGCAAGGGATCGGTTTACGAGGCTCTGTCGGCCGATGCGCGGCGCGGGCATGGGCTGGCTCCGAGCTTCTGGTGCTACGACGAGCTCGCGCAGACCAAAGACCGGCGACTGCTCGATAATCTAACCACGGCAATGGGCAAGCGGCATCGCTCGCTCGGCATCATCATCTCGACGCAGGCCGAGGACGACGAGCACGCGCTCAGTCAGGTGATTGATGACGGGCTGACCGGGGTTGATCCCAAGGTGCTGGTGCATCTGACGGCGGCACCGAAGGACGCCGACCCGTTTGACGAGGCAGTGATTCGCTCGGTCAATCCAGCGTTCGGCAAGTTTCTCGATGAGGAAGTGGTTTTCTCCGAGGCCACGCGCGCGAAGCGGATGCCGAGCTTCGAGAGCGCATTTCGGAATCTGCGGCTCAATCAGCGGGTTCCGGCACTGGAGCGAGACCCGTTTGTAACGCCGGAGGTCTGGGCGCGCGGGGACGCGGAGATCGACGAGTCGCTGTTCACCGATCTGAACCGGCAAGTGTTCGGCGGCATCGATTTGTCGGCGCGGTTGGATCTGACGGCCGCAGTTTTTGCCGTGCAAGACGACGACGGCGTCGTACATTTAATGCCGCGGGCGTGGACCCCGGCGGCGACAGTTAATGAGCGGACGCTGCGTGACCGGGCACCCTACGACGCGTGGGTACGCGGCGGGTTGATCGAGGCGGTTCCGGGCGAGGCCATCGATTATGCCTGGGTGGCGGCCGAGTTGGCTCATCTGGCGGGCGCGATGCCGCTGACGCGGGTGGCCTATGACCGCTGGCGGATGGAATTTCTACGCAAGGAGCTGGCCGAGATCGGCGTGATCCTGCCGCTCGTCGAAATGGGGCAGGGGTTTAAGGATATCTCGCCGGCCATCGAGGCATTCGAAGAGCTGGCAGCAACCAACCGGATCCGGCACGGCGGTCACCCGGTCCTGCGCTGGTGCATCAGCAACTGCGTGATCGCGCGCGACACCGCGAACGGGCGCAAGCTCGACAAGGTGAGATCGTTTGGTCGAATCGACCTGGCACAGGCGGCGGTCATGGCAATCGGCACGATGAAGGCCAGCACCGAGCCGGTAATTGACGTGTCGGCAATCGTGGCCGGCGGATTTGCGTGGCGATACGCCGGTAACTGAAACTTCTGAGGCTTTCGATGCACTACGCACAGCGATCGGCGGCGGCGCCGGATGGCGCGCCGGACCTGTTTGTCATGAGCGACGGGACCGTTGACCGGACGGGCGATGTAATCGAACAGGCCGGCTGGGATATCGAGGAGTTCAAGACCAACCCCATCGCGCTGTTCAATCACGACAAAAATCAGGTCATCGGGCAGTGGGCCGATGTCGCGGTGAAGGGCGGGCGGCTCGTCGGCCGCCTGAAGTTTGCGGAGCCAGGAACATCGGCGCTCGTCGATACCGTCCGCAGCCTAGTGGCGCAGGGCATTTTGCGGGCTGTCAGCGTTGGCTTTCAGCCGAGCCAGAAGCAGCCGCTACACGACAAGGCCGATAAGCTGTTCGGGCCATTCCGCTTTACCAAATCGCGGCTGCTCGAATGCAGCCTGGTGGCCATTCCGGCCAACGCCAATGCCTTGGCGGTTGCCAAGGATTTTCCGCGTGACGTGATCGCCGAGGTTTTCCGCAAGCCCGCGGATCACGGCCTCGGCGCGACCGCTGCGCTTCCCGGCACGCCTGCCAAATCACCACCCCATCAGGGGACATCGAAAATGACTGGAACGCTGAGCGCCCGCATTAAGGCGGCGCATGATACCCACAACAGTTTGGTCGATCGGCTGCGCGAACTCGTAGGCCAGGACGAGCAGAGCGAGGACGATGCAAAGCGGGCCGACGAACTGCCCGGCGAGATCGAATCTGTGAAGGCCACGATTGCAACGCTCGAACGCCAGGAGCGAGCGCTCGGTGCAAGCCTCGGCGAAGACAAGCCGGCGCCCGACGTGAAGCACGGCGAGATTATTGCTCCCGAGCGGCGGCCGTTCGCTCTCCCGCGCGCGAAAGAGATCGAGGCGCCGGAATATCTGTTCCGGGCGCTGACCGCCTGGACGACGCAGCAAGGCTCGAAAGAGCCGCTCGAAAACGTGCTCCGCACTCATCGTTATGACGAGAAGGTCCTGGCGGTACTGAAAGCGGCCGTCAATCCGGCGCAGACGACCGTCGCCGGATGGGCGCAGGAACTCATCCAGACAGCCAATCAGGGCTTTTTGGATCGGCTGCTCCCAGCTTCGATCTATCCGACCCTGTCGTCCCGCGGCTCGAAGTACACGTTCAGCAACAGCGCCGGGATTATCAAAATTCCGACGCGGACGACAACGCAGACGCTGGCCGGCGCCTGGGTGGCCGAGGCCGCGCCAAAGCCCGTCAAGCGGCTGTCGTTCTCCAGCATCACGCTGAACCCCTACAAGCTGGCCGTCATCTCGACGTTCTCGGAGGAAATGGCGGCATACTCGACGCCCGCCATCGAGGGTATCATTCGGGAAGCGATGGGCAACGATACCGGCGTTGCGCTCGATACCTACATCATCGACGCTGTGGCGGCCTCAGCGGGGGTGCGACCGGCCGGATTGCTGAATGGCGTAACGCCAATCACGGCTTCGGTGCTCACCACGGCAACAGACAAAATGATTGCCGACCTCAAGGCGTTGGTCGGCGCGCTCGTGGCTGCCGGCTCGACCGGCGACAATATCGTGATTTTGGTCAATCCGGCGCAAGCAATTTCGATGAATTTCGCCATGACCACGACCGGCGATTTCCTGTTCGATGGCCCCGCTGGTGCCGGCGCACGCTTCGGAGTGACGATACTGGCTAGCTCGACCGTGGCGGCCGGCCGCGTCATCGCGATCGATTGCAACGAACTCGCCACGGCGACCGGCGATACGCCCCGGTTTGCAATATCGAACGAAGCAACGCTGCATGAGGAAGACACCACTCCTTTGGCAATCGGCACGACCGGCTCGCCGGCTACTGTCGCTGCCCCGGCCCGGTCACTCTTCCAGACTGACAGTATTGCCATACGGCTTACGCTCTACGTGTCGTGGGCAATGCGGCGGACGGGATTCGTCCAGACCATAGCAGCGGTTACTTGGTAATCGTGTAAGGGCCGTTGAGAAGCGGTTCCTGCCTGAAGGGGTGGCGTGGCGCCGTCCACTACACGTCACCCCAGATGTCCTTTTCAAAGGGAGGCAACATGCCAACCGATCTGAATTCGATGACGCTGCCGACCGGCAGTGAGTACGAGGTTTTCGAGCCAGAGAACGCTTGGCCGGACGCGCCGAGCAGGATTGTCGTCCAGACCAACAAGATGCGAGGCGGCACGTATCAGATTGGCACCGGGGAAACCGGCAGCCATTGGATTCGCAGCTATGCCGGCAGCACCTGGACCGAATGGCAGGAGCTCGTCGAGCCGCCGCCGCCGGAGCCGCCCATCGAGGATGCGGGCACGCGCGCGGGCGCGGACGATGACGAAGGCGACGAGGACGGCGACGAGGCGGACGATGAATATCAGACTACCGACATGAAGCCGGCCAAGCGTGGGCCGGGAAGGCCCCGTAAAACTTGATGGGTTTTACCGCTGCGCTCGCGCGCATGGTTCAACCGCTGACGAAAGCGAACCCGGCCGGCGAAGCCAATTGGCACGCCGGCCCATATACCGTTTCCGGCGGCGTCCTACCCTATAGCTCGGCGCCGTGGAATTTCTGGCAGTCCGACATGGACCCGGTGGGCCTGCCGTCCTGCTCCATCGTCGAGGCGTGCATCTGGGCTTACATCCGCGCGATCGCTCAGCTACCCGGATATCATCGGCGCGACCGGGACGATGGCGGGGTCGAGACCGTCACGACGTCGGCGCTGAGCCGCCTGCTGCGGACGCCGAGCAGCTACCAGACGAGCTCCGACTTCCTCGTCCACTTGATCCGCAGCCTGCTCCTCAACGGCAACAGTTATTGGCTGGCACAGCGCAACAGCCGCAACGAGGTGGAGGCGCTCCACTGGACCGACCCGCGGCAATGCCGGGTGCGCGAAGTGCCGATCGGGGGCCAGGCGTTCGCGGAAATCTTCTACGAGATCGGCCCCAATCCACTGCTTGAGCCAAATATGTTCGGCACGCGCAGCATGGTCGTCCCGGCGCGCGATGTCCTCCACATCAAATTGGCCACGCCGCGGCATCCGCTGATCGGCGAGACGTGGCTCTCGGCGCTCGCCTACGAACTTGGCACGCGCGCCGGCATCAATCAGGGCGCCGCTAGCTTTGCCGCCAACATGTCCAGGCCATCCGGCATTCTGACGACTGACATGAACCTGAGCGCCGCGCAGGTCGGGCAATTGCGGGAGGCTTGGAAAGCGCAGAGCTCCGGT